TAAAATAACACAAATCACCAATACCTTCCGTAAAATATACCCTAAAATCCAAGAAGAAATCTTAACAAAAGGTGATTTCACCAATTTAATATATACAGGTTCTTTAGTATAATAATATTGCCATACTATATTTATTAATAGAATGGTATGGAAAAAGACTTTAACATATTCGGCGATAAGAACTTTTCTGATTTATCTCAAGAGATATACGAGAATTCTAAATTAAAAAAGACTCAGATTGATCTTTTAATCCAAGAAGTACATGGTTACATTCAGGGAATAGAAGATATAGCAATCGTTGGTCCTGTTTTAAAAGAATTATTCGATGTAGCTGTCAAGAACGATGATAATCTGTTAAAGTTAGCAACTGTTATTCAACGAATAATGTCCAAACATCAATTTGATGATAGCGATGTTGGTTTATTAAGTGATACAGAAAAAGAAGAACTGATGAATTCACTTGAAGATGCTGCTACGGAATTACAAAAAAAATCCGATGACATAGATATAGATAAAATAAGAAAAAGGATTGACACTAATGCCTAATAGATTTTTTGATGAAGTAGTAACAAAAGATATTCGTTTTAACTTAGCATCAGTAGAAAGAGTTAATTTAAATAAAAACGATGAACAAAGTATTGAAAGCGATACATCGCAGACGCTGGTTATAAAACCTATGAATACAGTTTTACCCACCATAAGAAAAGAATTATATGCAAGGCCTTTGTTAAGAGGCTTAAGTGATTCTATAACAAGGGGTGATTTAGTTTTGTATACTATGTTAAAAGATAAAACATTTTATTTTGGTCCGTTAAATACAAAAAACAATCCCAATTTTTCACCAAATCACTATCATCATAAAGAATTGGATAGTAGAGGTAAAGGTAGTTCAAGAACTAAAAATAGTATGGGGTATGGTAAAAATTATCCAGCCATAGCTATTTCAAAAATTGAAAAACAAAGAAATAATATTTTAGATGATTTAGGTCCTGAGTATGAGACATCGAAACATTCAGATATGCTTCTTGAAGGTAGACATGGGAATGCTATTAGAATAGGATCTAGAAGTATTTCTCCTGTATTAAATATAAGCAACAATAATATATCTTCTACTGAAAGTTTGATACAAGGTTCACTTATTTCTATGATGTCCGTGGGTAGTATACTTCAACATTTTGGTACACCAAATAGTTCTGTTCCATTTTTATTATCTACTGATAACAATATTGAAGGTAGAGAAAACTATAAATTAAATTTAGGTAATGTTGGACTTGAAAATACATTTGATTATAATTACGGTGAAATAATTGATAATGATGAAGACCAAATAGAATTTGATCAAATATTAATATGTTCTGATAGAATCACATTTGATGCTCGAGCTGAAAATAAAGGTGATTTTACAATATCTGCAAATAGTAATATAAATTTTGGAGCAAGAAAAAACTTTACTTTAAACAACGCTGGTTATTCAGTAATTAATTCTCATAATATTTATTTAGGACTAGAAGCACAAAATAAGACTGAACCGCTTGTTATGGGTGATGAATTAAGAAAATTTTTATTAGAAATGATGACAATAATATTAGATTCTCGGGCATTGGTACATGGTGTTAAAATACCATTGGTAGATAAAGATACAACAACTCCAATCATTAACAGAGTACAACGAATGATTGATGAATTGCAACCCAGAACATATGAAGTAGATGAAGAAGGCGTTGAAGATTTAACAAAGCCATTAATTACTAATACTAGAAATGATATAACAAGATTTTTCAGTCAACATCATTATACTGAAAAGAATAGACAAACAGTAACAACTTAGGAGTTAAAATGAAGGTTAATATATTTAAGAAGTTAATAAGAGATATTATAAGAGAAGAGTTAGAATATAAATTTTCTGCACTTGAAAAAAAGATAAATGAAGTGTTAGTTAAAGCTAATAGTTATGATCTAAATGAAGTTAAGCCGGTAAAACCTACCGCATCGACTACAAAAAATTCGATTGGATCTGCACCTAAAACTAATAATAAAGTTTTGAATTCATTACTTGAAGAAACAGCAAATTCTGGAGATTGGAAATCTATTGATTCTGAACCAGAAGTTAAATCAGTACAAGATAATACAAGTCAATTACCAGACCATTTAGCAAAAGCACTTACTAAAGATTATTCTGATGTAATGGAAAAGGTAGAAGAAAAGGTAAAGTTTAGAAGTGGTGTATAATGGCTGAACCTACATTTAAATTAAAACAAGGTATATATGAAGCTTTTTTAAAAAGCATGACATATATGCCAAGTATTGATGTTATCGATGATGAAGGTAAAATGATTGGTAACGAACATGGTGATCCAATTGAACCATCTGTGGACCAAAGTGTGAAGGATTTATCTAATATGTTAGGTGATTCGATTGTAAAGTGGGTTCATTCTCAACAATTTACAGTGGTTGATTTGGAGATGTCACAATTGACTAAACCATTAACAGTTGTAACACCAACTGGTCCTGGTATATTACCACCGACATTATTGACTACATCTGTAAAGGATACAACTCAAGTATCACCGAGTTTTGATAATCCGAAAGCTAGTGTTGAATCTATGAATAGTATCGTAGAACTTAAACCAGATAATACAACTGGAATAGAGGATGTATAATAATGGCTTTAGCTGATAGAAGAACGAATCAATTTATTGAAGATACAGATTCACGAGTAAGTGTTGGTATCCAATTTCCAATTGGCCGTACACCAAATAGTGTTGATGGGTATTTTAATACGACAAAAACTACTATAGATAGTATAAAAAATAATATTAATTTACTTCTACAAACTAATATAGGTGAAAGAGTTTTTCAACCAACGATGGGGATGTCTTTAAGGCAATATTTATTTGAACCTCTTACTGATGATATAACTGCTCAAATAGAAAACAACATCGTTGATATGTTTGAAAAATGGATGCCTTTTCTTGAAATACAAGAAATTACATTAACAAGATTAGATGATTTAAATCGAATTAATATAAAATTGATATTTAATATTAAGAGAACGCCTGATACTTTGAATACTGTTCAATTAACATTGAGTACTAATGATACGGCTGCTGGGCAAATTGTAGGTGGCACTGGGGATGGCGTACCGTTTGGTGAAACTGTAGATGATACCCCGCTTTAGGTGATATAGAGGAAATATAAAACATGGCATATATTAATAAACAAAAAGTAATACCAACGAACATAAATTATGTTAATAAAGATTTCAGTACAATTAAAGCTGACTTGATTGAGTATACCAAGTCTTATTTTCCTGATACATACAAAGATTTTAACGAAACATCACCTGGCATGATGTTAATAGAATTATCAAGTTATGTCGGCGATGTTCTTTCTTATTATATTGATTATAATTACAAAGAAAATATGTTAGCAACTGCTACCGAAAAAAGAAATGTTAGAAGGTTGGCGGAATTTATAGGATATAAAGCAGATAACAAAACTCCGTCGGTAGTTAATTTAAAGACAACAATTAATATAACTGCTAATGCCGATGGGGATCCTGATTATAGTGTTATTGGAGATCCAATTGATAGTGGTTTGCAAGTTGCTTCAAACATTGATGCAGAAACAATATTTGAAACCACAGAAATTATAGATTTTAGTATCAGCGGATCCGCTGATCCAGTTATTAGTGCTCCTATATTAGATGATAATGGAGAGGCAACGGGATATACCTTAACGAGAAATGTTAGGGCTGTATCTGGTAAAACTCAAACTAAATCATTTACTGTAGGATCTCCAACTAAATTTTTAGAATTGGATTTGGGTGTTGATAATGTCATAGAAGTTTTAGATTGTAAAGATGCATCTGGACAAACATGGCATCAAGTTGAGTATTTAGCACAACAGAGGATATTAAAAGGTAAACATTATAAAGATGGTGATTCTAACAGAACAAGTGCTTATGACCAAGGTAGTGGTTCATTGGACGCATCTCCAATACCTATACCATATGTAGCACAATATATTAGAACTAATAAAAAATTTATGGTTAGTTATGATATTGATAGTAATTCATATAAAATACAATTTGGAAATGGTTTATTTAGACATTCAAGTAGTGGTTCATTGGACGCTGAAGGTATCGTTGAACAACAAGGTATAACTATAAATGGTAGTGATTTTTCAACATCTTCACCTGTTGGGTCTTTATTGGGTAATTCGAATAATTTAAACCTTGGAGAGATTCCAACTAATACAGTTATGACTCTTAAATATAGAGTGGGTGGCGGCCAAAGTTCAAATATCCAAATTAATGAATTAACTGATGTTGTAACTGCACCGGATATAGGTACTGCTACTAATTTTATAGTTACTAATGACTATCCGGGAGTAGGTGGTACTGATGGTCAAACTGTTAATGAAATTCGTAACAATGCTAGTGCATTTTTTAGTACTCAATTGAGATGTGTTACAAAGGAAGATTATCAAGCTAGAATATTAAATTTACCAGCAAGATATGGCAATATTGCTAAATGTTATGTGGAGAGATTAGATTCAATAGGTACAAGTGCACCCACATTATTTATATCATTATTATCTTATAATCGAAATAAGAATTTAGTACAAACACCACAATTAGTTTGTCAAAATGTAGCTTTGTATTTAAATCAATATAGAATGATAAATGATATGATAGATATAGGATTTAAATTACCAGATCAAGATGGTTCATTTTTTTCTAGCTACATAATTAATTTTGCTGTGAATTTTGAAGTGAATTATGATAGAAGATTTAATCCAGTTGATGTGAAAGTACAAGTTATCAATACTATAAAAGATTTTTTCAAAGTAGATAAAGTGCAATATAGACAATCAATTAATAAAAATGATTTAGAATATGCGATATTAGGTCTTGAGGGGGTGATTGGAATTCAAAAATTAGAATTAGTGCAAGATATTAAAAATAGAGCACTTTATTATTATAGGGGTAATGGTGAGATATATAGTGATAATGATTCAACTTATGGATTTCAATATAATTTTGAAGACGCTTTAACTGAAGATGGGATATATAGACCATCGGTAACGCCATCGGTATTTGAATTGAAAGATCCAAGCCGAGACATTTATGGGAAATTAGTATAATGCATAGATATTTTTTTGCTACCAAAGACGCTTTTATTAGTAGTGGTTCAAACCAAATCACTGGTGAAGATTGGACAAATAAAAATACAGGTCAAGATGAAATTCTTGAGTTAAAGAAAGTATTTTGGAATAGGGATTTCCATTATCCAACAAGAGTATTACTTCAATTTGATGCTGATGAGATAGAGTCATATATTAGTTCATCTGTTTTACCAAGTACTTATAAATTAAATTTAAGACTTTATGAAACGGAAGGAACAAGTGGATTAAGTGAAGAATACAAAATTGCTGCTTATCCTTTAAGAGATTCATGGGATGAGGGTGTTGGTAAAGAAGGCGATACGCCTAAAACAACCGATGGAGTTAGTTGGAAAAATAGACAATATCCAGCAGGTGGTGCCGAAGTAGCGTGGTCAGTTGGTGGTGGAAATTATATAGTAGGAGATGAAGTAACACAATCTTTTTCATCTGAATCTCCCGATTTAAATATGGATATAACTTCTTTGGCTGATAAATGGTTTGGTGGTGTGAATTCTAATTATGGAATGTTATTAAGATTTTCGGGGAGTAGAGAAACATCAACTGGTAGTTTCGAAGATTTAAAATTCTTCTCAAGACAAACCAATACAATATATGCACCTAAACTTGAACTTAAATGGGATGACCATTTACCAGCTACTGGTTCTAATACTGGTAGTTTAACTTCTTTAGATGTTAGTGGTACTGCTGAAAATTATTTATATCCAATACACTTTAGAGAAGCATATAAAGAAAATGAAACTGTTAAGTTTAGATTTGGTGCTAGAAAAAGATACATACAAAAAAGTTTCACGACATCAGTTCAATCTGTTAGTGGTAGTTTTATACCACACGGCTCAGGTTCTTATTCTATAATCGATATGGCAACAAATGAAGATGTTGTACCATTTAGTGCGTATACAACAATGAGTTGTGATACAACTTCTAATTATTTCAAACAAGACCTAAATGCTTTTGAACCAAATCGTGCTTATAAGATTCTGATAAAGGTAAATCATAATGATGGTCAGGAGATAATTTACGATAATGATTTTGAATTTATATTAAGGGTATAATCATGGGTTACGGTGATACAGAAAAAAGTAACGATAATGAATATAGCAGTACTTCGGGTAATGCTTCTGGACTACAGAGTGGACAAGGTGGTAATTCCGGACAACAAAATAATCAACCACCAGTCAATGATGGGTTACCACCCGCATATACTCCACCCGCATATACACCACCGGTAGATAATACACCACCGGGAGATAATACACCACCGGGAGATAATACACCACCGGGACCACCGGGAGGTGGAAAATCCACCGTTACATCGGTAGCTGCATCGGAAGATATTGAAGAGGTTATTACCCCGAATATTATTACAGATTATGATTTTCCATTTGACCCAGAACCGCCTCCTACCCCAAAACTACCAAATGAGCTGGTAGGATTTACATATGGTGTAGCAATCTATAAAGAATTTTGGGATGGATTTGTCATTTCCGTACCATCGATGACTGATATGGAAGCTTTTAATTGGGCTATATCACATGAGATACCATATCAGTATATGCCTATAACATTAACAGCATTAGAACCATCTATTTCGGGTGTTGAATTAGAACCTATAACATTGTTTATACAATTTTATCAAACACAGTTATTTGATGATGAAACTCTTCGTATGTTTAAATTTGTAGATATTAATGGAGAAAATTTTATCAGTACCGATATGGCTGGTGCTGATGAAGATTGGGTTAATATACATTTTGGTTTTGAACTCCCAATATATAATTGGATGGCAAATCCTGTTACCGAGATTGGGTTAAACGCGTTGGCAACGGATCAGTATGTATATCAATATGAAACTGAGCCTGAAACTAATAATATGATTCAATATGTAGGCGAATATCATAAACATAGTGATAATACACTTGTAATTGACATGCCTTCAGATCCTATGGAGATAGGTCATCGTCATGAATTTAATCAAAATTCCATAATAATGTGGAGTGAAGTATTTGTACCTGAGTTACCACCAGTACCATTTGAAAAAATTCAAGATGTGAAAGAAGCTGTTAGTGATGTTTTTTATAAATTATTTTTTGATAATGAGAATATATCGATAACTGATGAAGATATTAGAAAATCACAAACTACTATACGGGATGGTAAACAACAAACAGGAAGACAAGAAGACGAACAATTAGTATTTTATAAAAAAGATAGAAATACATTAGAAAATAGAAAAGCTTTACATGGTTATCATTTTGATGCTATATGTGAATATCTTCATTATAATTATCCTGAGTTGTCATATAATGATTTACTTAACAATTATCATGAATATTTTGAATTAATAATAGAAGAAGAGCTGAATATCGAACCGAATTATGGAGATGAACAGCAGGGTCAAATGTAATGGCAGGCACTCCAACAAACACAATCACTTATAAGATAAGATTTAAATTAAATCCTGAACATGAAATTATTATTGGGCGGTGGGAGGAATATGAACCACCTACACCATCACGCTGGACCGATCTTTTAAATATAAGTCAATTGACTGCAATTACTTCGGGACAGAAATTAATGCCAGAAAAAGCTCGTGATGTATTAGACACGACTATATCTGAATTACTTCCACACCAAACAACTCGTCAGGATCAAGTCAATACATTTTTTCAAGATTTTAACGAATTAATTGGAGATACTCCACCATTCTCAGATATTGATTATGATGGTGTAAATGAGTATTTAACGGATACCCAATATGCTGTAGAGTCCGGAAGTAGAATCAGTCATGAAAATAAACCTGATGCTTATATAACAAGGTTAGATGATAATGCAAATGCTATAAATGTTGGTCAAACTTTACAATCAATGAGAAATAAATTAAATACTTATTTAACTGATGTTGATAACATAGTGCAGGAGATTCCAGATCAACGACCAACTTATGTTAATAAACTTAGGGGTTATTTAAAAATTAGAAAACCAAATCAAGCTATCATTTTGAGGCCAGCTGATGGTGGTGAGATGGAGTTCCAACGAGAGATTACAGGT